ATGAGAGGTCCACAAGTTGCTCGTTGCGCTTCCAGTTACGCAGCATCGTGTCATCACAATAGTCCGTAGGATCCATTGTGAGCCACTCATTGAGCTTCTGATTGCGGATTGGCTTCTGGCGACTACCTACAACAAAGGTATCGTCCTTGGAAAGGAAGTTAGGAACGCCGTCACCCATGTCACCCTTGATGATATGTTCTTTGACGAACTGCGAAGGGTTGTTATGCGTAAGGAAACGCTTCCGTACAGGGTCGTACTGCTTTACGTTCATATAGTTTTGCAGTTGCACAAAGTCTTTGTCACCCGAGATAATGAGGATCGGAGCCCCATGGAAATGTTGAACGAGCGAACCAATGATGTCATCCGCCTCCGCACGTTCCACTTGGATAACGCGGTAAGGGAAGTACTCCTTGAGTTCGTTCCTAACCTTATTTAGCGAATCAAACACCGCCGACCAGTCTAAATCAGAGCTATCCCTTGCTTTTTTTCTGTTCGCCTTGTAGTAGGGAAATACTTCCTTACGCCACGAACGAGGAGAGTCGCAGGCAATAACAAGCTCGCCAAACTCTTGAGAGTGCTTCTTGTTAATGTTGCGAATCGAGTTAAGCACCATGTGACGAAAGAGACTCTCGTCGACAGCGATGTTGGTATGGGATCCAATCTGAGCCATGTAGTTGGATATCATTACCTGGTTAAGGTCCACTATGATCATAATATTTTAAGAATTATCTTCTTCCTCTGTTTCGAAGTGTGTAGGCACTTTGTAGGTATACGAGAAGCCATCTTCGGTATGTTCAAACACTATCATGTGCTCTACCATACTATGGAAAGGATGATATAAAGTCAACGCTTTATATGCAGCTGCCCGTATAGATTCGCAGATTAGTGCATTACACATATGCACATCGTCTCCGGTGATGTCGATTCCCTCTTTTGCGAGAGCCTCGAACAATGCCATCATCCCCTCTGCTATAGCATGATCTGCTAGCTCCGCACGAACGAGACTCACGTTCTCTTTGACCTCCTCAATAGACTGAGGTGGAGCAAACTTGTGCGCTTTAGGGAATCGTATTACGTTATCCGTCATACCTGGAAAGTTTTCAAAAGAAGAGTCTCCGTATTGATCCTGCCACTTGGGACCGAGGTCTTGGCTTTGATCTTATTGAACTCTGACCATAGAGTGGTCGTTGATGCACTGAGAAGTTTCTCGAGCTGCTTCTTTGGATCCCGTAGAGTCTTTTGTACAGACTTCTGTGGGTTGTATTGGGTGATAGACGATCTCGATACACCCAGTGTGAAGGGGACAGTGTCTTGAGCCTGGAAGATAGTGAACTTCCTTGTCTTTGTGTTGTATGTACAGAGTGTCTGTGACCTTGGGATCTGCACAGCTTCTATACTGACGAGTTCCAGCTCAGGAAACTCTTTCATGTAGTTGAGCTTTGCAACGATCTGTTCAACAGGCTTCTCCCGAGGAAGACGAGTTTGTTTCTTCACCTTCTGCTTAGTATTTAGATACCGTTGGCAGTCGTCAATGACCATCTCGAGAAATAATTTCTCACGCTCATGCTCAGAGTCTTTGATCTTTGCATAGAAGGCATGCAGCTTCTGAACACTAAACGCGCTCGCCTTACGCTCTTTGAGGACAGCCATAGGAGAAAACTTGGCCCGCTTGTTGGAGATAAAGATATCTAGATTGTACTCGAACAGGGTGATAAGGTCAGACGCCTTACGCTCTGCGTAGTATTGAATCGACCGCTTGGGTTTGTTTTCTTCTAATGGCTGCATAGTTTCCTCTTTAATGTATAATCCCTTATACATTATTTTGACAAAAAGGTCAACCCACTTTATATGAGAACATTGGACCCTCATCCTTCGGAAGCTCACGTGGCTCGTTCACGAGCGACATCAATAGCGCTTCCCACTGCTGCTTGCGAATGTCCCAGTTGTAGAACACATCTGCGTAGCCCTTTTGCGAATCTACACGTGATTGGATAGCTTCGTTGTTGAGATACTCAATCGCATCCTCGAGATACTTGTAGAAGTATGCCGCATGCTCGTTTGGTTCTTCGTTGTACTGATACATCGATGTCCAGTTAGCAGCAGTCTCATACAGAGCACCTAGGTTCGGGTGAACACAAAGCATACCAGCAGACATTGCTTCCATCAGAACAAGACACGAAGTCTCTACCCATGTACATGGATATGCAAGAATGTGATTCTTCTTGAGCTCTTCGCGAAGCTCGTCATTAGGCAGCGTTCCAAAGTAATTGATCTTTGGATGTGCTTCACACGCATCGAACAATGGCTTGAAAGGCTCATCGCGCTCTGCCCAGCCATAGAGATTGAATGAAGAGTATACATTCAGCTCGATGTTGTCGTACTTCTCACACAGCTTCTGGAACACAGGAACCAGGATGTTCAAGCCACGATGGGGAGTAGACCAATAGGCAAAAGAAATCTTGTCCTTTGGCTTCTCGTGTGGCTCGATAGGTGTGATAGCATTATGCATGACAACACACTTAGAGTATGGGATGTCATACTTTGCGATGTATGCCTGCATCTGCCAGTTCGATACGAACACAAGGCGATGAAACTTCTTCCATCCACCATCTGCAAGGTGAGCAGACTCGGGATCATCAGGAAGGTCATGGAGCCAAAGGATCCTTACCTTTGTCTCGTCAAGGTCCCGGACCCTCGAACGGATGATCTGGAAGTTGGAAAGGAGGTCTGGGTCGATAGACGACTCCAGACGTGCTCCCATCAATTCGGTTCCGCCCATTGCTTTGGCGGAGACTTCGTCATTAACTGATACCATTTGAGCTCTCACTAAATCCAATAATAGAGTCGAAGCGGAACGAACGCCATGCGTTCTTCTCGAGATCCCACACCTTCAATACATCGGGGTTGGGGGTCTTCTTCTGAACCTGTTCTTCCAGATCCGTTTGTTCGGGCAGAAGATCTGCCTTCAATGTGCAGCGCATTGTGCGCTCGGAGCCATCCTTCTTAATAAACTTGACATCAAGTTCACCATTCTGTAAGGCATTCTTAATGTATTCAGCCTGCCAGGTATTGTTGCTCTGGTCGGCTTGTCCATTCTGTGAGCTTGTCATATCCACCAACTTGTTCTCCATCAATAATAATAAAAGGCATACTCTTTACTGTAGGGAAGATACTCACAAACTCATCGCGTGAGAGATCTACTCCTATTTTCATCTCAGTGTACATGAGATTCTTCGACTGCAGATGCTGCTTTGCCATTACACAGTATCCGCAATTGTCTTTTGTGTATAAAACTATATGTTTAGCCATCTTCTTTGCTCCCATACATTCCGCCGGATGCCCTACGCTTAGGATCACCCCATACAACATTTGCTCTGACACGCACGAAACGTTTGTTTGTCTGAGTGCCAGGAACAGTTACCCAAGGGTTCTGACCCTTGATCCAAGCCTTACGCTTGTTCATCGCCACATCGCCCTCAGAGCGACCTTGACGGACTTCCTTGACACCAGCTACAATGTTACGGCGCTGGCCCTTTGACACCACTGTCTTACGAGTTCTTTTCTTACCCACTGATTAGTCTCACTTTCTTTCCCATATTACTTGCTTATAACACCCTTGTCCAATAAAGTCAACGATTGATCTCTGTCAATGTACTTATATTCGACCTTCGTAGGTTGAAACTCTTTGATAGCCTCGAATACATCGTTTATATCCAGCGTAGAACACGTGTACACGTCCAGTTGCATTATGGCAGGCTGAACTTCATCCCATACGTGCATAGCGATGTGAGACGTTTCTATGATCGTTACAGCAGTAAGGCCTTGGTTGCCTACCATATCCGAATACACGGCATAAGGGCCCATCAGAATGTTCATCCCAATACGATCTACAAGATCACGCATCCACTCTTTAATGTCCGTTGCATTGTAGGGTGGGTCGTTCAGCTCGGCACGAACTATAAGATGTTTATGTTCAAGTATCTTAGACAACGCATATGGTTCCTTATTTGATCGATCGTAAATGTTCTTTGAGGATGTTGGATCCGCCAATGCGGACGTTGATGATACCGTTATAGTAGTCATCTGTCTCGAGCACTCTACGCTCGAACTGCTCTCTGGCTTCTAGGTAGCTGGCAATTCCTTTACTCGGGCAGAAGTGCAACACTTCGCGAGTGAAGTTGTCAGGACCAAGACGTTCAACATCGGCCTTAAGCCTGTCGCTCGAACCCCAGTAATCGCGCCAATCGCTTTCCTTTGTCGAACGTCTCTTCTTTGTTTTGCCTTTGAGAGGTTGCTTAGTTACCTTGAACCTAGCTAGCTTCTTACCTACGTACTTCATGCCGTTGGTCTTATTGGTGATAAGATACACAAAAGCTTCGCAGCCTTCTGGCAGCTCTTCTATCTCATTACCCTCAAATAACCAAACCATGATATCTTCTCGCTTGTAAAAAGATATTTATAGGTTCAATTACTCGTCTTCCCAGTACGTGTCTTCTTCTTCCTCATCGTCTTCTAGCTCAATCTCTTCGGAGCAGAAGGGGCAGAAAAGTATCTTGTCTGGGTTGTCTACAATGGTTACAACCTTAAACTCGGAGTCGCAGCTTTCGCAGCAGTGCCATTCGTTCATAGAGAGAATCCCTTAAATGTGTTTTCATCAACATCTTTTTTCACTCCACCATTTATATAACTAGTGATTTCTGTTTCCTGCGGAGCCACCTGAACGTCAGATCCAGAGATCCACTTCATTGTCCATGGGAGAGGGTTAGCACCTGGCTTACCATTGAGGCCGATTGCACCCATACGCTTTGCAGCAATGTGGTCTACATAGTCACAAAGAAGTTGCTCATTGAGACCAATCATCGAGCCGTCCTGGAAAAGGTAATGTGCCCAACTTTTCTCTTGCTCGACCACTCGATAAAACATACTGATACACTCATCCCGTGTTTCTTCTTGTATGCGAACAAAGTCTTCATCCTCTTTCGGTAGAATTTTGAGGAGCTGCTGAGTTGAGGCAAGATGAACATTCTCGTCCCGCGCGATGAGCTTGATGATCTTGGCGTTACCTTCCATCTTCTTAACTTCGGCGAAAGCCCAGCTACACGCAAACGAGACATAGAATCTTACTCCTTCAAGGGCATTGACTGCATTGAGACACAGCCACAGCGCCTTCTTGTGTTCATATTCATTGTAGAACTCACCTGGATCGAATGCGAAGTTGTTCCACTTAATCAGATCATCATAGTACTTAGAGATGTCCTCTGCACAGTCTAGGATCTCAGGAATGTCGAGCATCTCGTCAAAAACCTTCGAGGGGTCACTATACACGTTTCGTATAATATGTGTATACGAACGGGAATGAATAGTCTCAAAGAATGCCCAAGTCTGGATCCAGGTTTCCAGTTCAGGCAACGAACATATAGGGAGGAAAGCCAAGGAGGGAGCTCTGCCCTGTACAGAGTCCAAAAGTATTTGCCTTTTGAGATTTGACGTAAATATATGTTGCTCATGCTCACTTAGACCTTTAAAGTCTTTTCCGTCACGAGATAGATCGATCTCTTCCGGACGCCAAAAGAAACCCAGTTGCTTATCTGTAAGTTTTTCGAATATAGGATAGCGCTGCTTATCAT